AAAATTGTTGAAGCCATCGCAAGGGCAAAAACACCAGAAGAGGCTAAGAACTTACAAGAAACCCTCAAAGCTACAGTGGGAACCACCAAAAAAGATGGTCCACAATCACTGAGTGAGTCAGTTCAAAGAAGATCCAATCTCTCAGGTATTATGCCAAGACGTAAAAAACCAGCACAAGAGCATTCTTTCTCAGATAGAATGAAGAAACTTGCTGGTATTCAATAGAACATACTGTAGGAGGTATTAAAAATGTCTATTATTCAGAAATTATCTGAAGGCATCGTCAACCGTGACCTGAAAAAAGAAGGCCAAGCCCTTCTTAATAAATGGTCTGCAACCGGTTTGCTCGAAGGCCTCAGTAATGAGCATCAGAAGTCTACAATGGCTCGATTGCTCGAAAACCAAGCTAAAGAACTACTTCGTGAGAGTTCATCTATGGCAGCAGGCGATGTTGAAGGTTTCGCCGCTGTTGCCTTTCCAATCGTTCGTCGTGTATTCGCCGGACTTATTGCTAACGAACTTGTTAGCGTTCAGCCGATGTCATTACCATCCGGCCTGATCTTCTTCCTTGACTTTAAGTTCTCTGCTGATGCCGGTGGCGGCACATCAGGCTCTGATAGACTTGGTAACGAGAGAGACACATCAATCTATGGTACCAACCAAGTTGGTTCTGCGGTTACTGGTGGTGTTGATCTTGTAAATGCAACCACTAAAGCAGGCTTCAGTGGACCACTTCGTGATGGTGCTGTTGGTTATGCTTATGCATCTCCAAGTGGCTCCCTTGCAGAGGTAGCTGCTGCTGATGGTCATTATCGCTCTTTCTTTTTGGACGGCGCTGTCGCAGAAGCAGATGCAAAGAAAATTAGATACGATGCAGACCTTTTGGCTGTGACTGATTCCTCTTTGCTTGTGATTGTAATTGATATAACAAAGACTGCACTTACCAGCACCGCAGGTGATGTAGACTTTGATAATCTTTCAGCAATCGTTGGTAATCCGGCACAAGCAGATATTACTTCGGCTTGTACTGCTATTGCGACTATTGCTCAAGTTCGACGCTTGACCGATAAAATTGCAACCGCAGACTCTATGTCTGGTGCAGAAGCCATCCGCCTTGTATATACAATGGGCACAGCCGATACTCCAGTAGTTGTTGCTGCCGGTACTCAATTAGATAACGCAATCGCCACAGGTCTTCTTAGTGCTCCTCTTGCCGATACTGTTGGTAGTAACGCTGGTGAAGCCGCTGGTGCTCTTGGGGCATTCCAATACCCACTAGAGGCAGAAACGTTCATCCCAGAGATCGACATCAGTGTAACATCGATTGCGATCACGGCTCAGACCAAGAAGCTTAAAGCTAAATGGACTCCTGAGCTTGGTCAAGATTTGAATGCTTATCACAATCTTGATGCTGAGGTTGAATTGACCTCTATTCTATCAGAGCAAATTGCTTTGGAAATTGACCGTGAGATTCTTGCGGACCTTGTTAATGGCGCAACTGCTGCTAGATATTACTGGTCTCGTTCTCCCGGCTTGTTTGTTAACAGAGAAACCGGTTTAGAATTGGGTGCTAGCTCTGCTGCTCCTGACTTCACTGGTACCGTATCAGAATGGTATGAGACTTTGATCGAAACCATTAATGATGTATCTGCCCAAATCCACAGAAAGACTCTTCGTGGTGGCGCTAACTTCGTAGTTTGTTCTCCTGAAGTTGCCAACATCCTTGAGTTTACCTCTGGCTTCCGTGCAAACATCACTGCTGATGCTGATAAGGGCGACATCGGTGCTGTTAAGGTTGGATCATTAAGTCGTAAATTCGACGTTATGGTTGATCCTTACTTCCCACGACATGTTGTACTTGTCGGACGTAAAGGAAACTCTTTCCTTGAGTCGGGTTATGTATATGCACCTTATGTGCCTCTACAAACAACACCTACGATCTTCGGGCCTGAAGACTTCGTACCACGCAAAGGGGTCATGACCCGTTATGCGAAGAAAATGGTACGTCCTGATATGTACGGCGTCGTAATTGTTCGTGGTCTCCTTGGAGAAGAAGGCGGTAGCTAATAGTTAACGCTAATTGACACAAAAACCCCCTTGTCTTCGGACTTGGGGGTTTCTTAATTTGAAAACTATTTACTGGTGACTAGGTTTTATTCTCCTTTGGGCGGGGCCGCTGCTCTCAGAAAGATAATTCGCCGAAGCGGCTGGTGTTTTATCATTGAGTAAGATCAAGTTATTGCAATAATATAATTTAAAGGAGAAAAATATTATGGGAAATAGAAGATTAGGCACTA